GTCAAAGGTGGCGCTGTTCATGTACAACTGCACGTTCTCGGCAACGTGCTTCTTCTGTACGAACTCGTTGCTCACCACGAACAGCAGTGCTGACTTGATCACCTTGATCTTGGGGAATTTGGCAAACACAGCCACAGCCATGTAGTCCAACTGTTTGGTGTCGGCGTACTTGGCGTTCTTGCTGGTCTTGTAGTCCACCATGTGGGCAATACCCTCGGCTTCATTGACGATCAGCAAGTCAACGATACCGTGCCACCAAGCATCCGGGGCGTCGTAGTCACAAGCCTGCAGCTTCTCCGTTACCCCCATCTTGATCTCACAGTACTTCTCACCGGGGATCTTCTTCAACGCCTCAATCGTCGGGGCGATGTAGGCGTACTTAGGGGGGATCGGGACACCCTCGGCAACGTGATCCTCAGCAGCCTTGTGCACAGCCGAGCCATACAGCGCGGACTCGTGCGGACGATCAACTACGTCCTTGGCTACCTTCAGGTGGAAGTACTTCTTGGGGCACTGTTGAAAGGTCTTCAGACTGCTGTAAGACCAAGTGGGCATGTTCAACGCAATGTCTCCTTACCCTGCATGATTGCAAGCGAAGCGCTCAGGATACGCGCCTCCACCCCAATCATCAAGGCCAATTCGTTGGCGGCTTCGTAGTCTTTGTTAAGACACAGGTCATGGCACTCACGTGCCAGCCTCTCAATGTTCATGAGGGGCATCGCGTAGTCAACAATCTCAGCAGTCACCATAGCTTTTTCCATACCCAGCTTCACAGTTCAAAGGAAGTTCAGCAGCCCACCTGGGCCGTAAACGCATACACAATTCAACGTACTCTTTAGCCCGCTCGGCTTCATCTTCAGGGGCGATGCAAGCCACAGCATCATGCACGGTCATCACCACTTTGTACTTCCTGGCGATCATGAGCATCTGCTCACCGATGACGATGCGGGCTAGAGCTTGGCAAACATTCTCCACCACCTTGCCCCCGTAGATGCGGTTGGGCACGGTCGTTTTTCCCTTCTTGGTGTCGTAGACGTACTCAAAACCTGAGTAGCCAGAGTCAACTTGGTCGGCACGGTTCATCGTGCTTACTTTGCGCAGGTTCGGATACTTCAGGTACAGCCCATTGGGCAGGAGGATGCCCCGCTTGCCGTCCACGCTCAGGATGTCGTCGCGTCCGAAGGAGTCGGCGTTGTTGCCGATGATGGAGTCGAGGATCTTCTGTGCCCGCTTCCAGAGTTCAGGAATCCGAGGGTACGTCTCTCGGTAGACGTTGATGATGCGCTGGCACTCGGCTTCTTCCAATTTGACGCCGAAGGTCTTGAGTTGCGCTTGGAACTTCTTGGCCCCCATCCCGTAACCTGCACCAAGGACCGTTTGCTTGCCGACAAAGCGCTCATCTTTCGTAATCGCGCCAATAGCCTTGCCGTAGATAGCAGCAGCCATGATCTTGTAAACGTCCTCACCTTTTTCAAACGCCTCCACCAAATCGTTCTGTCCAGCTAGCCATGCCAAAGTACGTGCTTCAATCTGAGATGAGTCAGAGTCAAGCATCACGTAGCCCGCAGGGGGGATGATCGCGTACTTCAACGCACCACCACGCGGCAGGTTCTGCAGGTTCAGCTTATCGTCCCCGCCCCAGCGCCCAGTGTGCGCAGCGTAGTAGCGTAAGGGAACGGGCATCGGCCCTCGTTCAGAGATACCGATGAACCGCTGGGTCCGCGTCTCCTCCAGCGTGGATTTCGTACCGAGCCGAGCAGCAACCAGCGCTTGTACGTCCGGGTTCTCATGCTCAAGTAGTGCCTTGAACTCTTCGTCAGTCTTGGAGAATGCGTAAGTCTCTTTACCTGTCGTTGGGCTCATCTTCATCGGCGGCTCGACACCGTATGCCTGCAATAGCACAGCGAACTTTGGGTTGCTCATAAGGTAGTCGGATGTAACACCCTTGACTACGAGGATACCCATCAAAGCATCTTTGTTATTCTGCACGGTCCTTAGATGGTTGGTTAACATCTTGTTATCCAACTGCAGCACCGGCTCCGAGAACATGCGGATGGTTAGATCGATCAGCCGTAGCTCTAGCTTGGGGAACACCTCGGACATGGCGGCAAATAAGCCCCACGACAACGCCACATCGTTGCGGCAGTACTCACCGTAGCGGGCAAGTTCCTCGGGGGTGAAGTCGGCTCGGCGTTTGCCCATCGCATTGATGACTTCGTCGCCCTTGACCCCTAGCTCATAGTGCTTCGCCAGCGTTGCCAGACTTCCACCAACTTCTGTACCGTGCAATGCACGGGCCATGCTAAGGGTGTCCAGCCAACCTTTAGGGCGGATATCAAAATGCCAGCTAAGAATAGCAGCGTCAAACATAGCGTTGTGAGCCAGCGCAAGGTTGTCCCCGAAGTCGAACCCCTCAAGGAACTCCTTCGTCTCCTTACGTGTGCCAGAAAACCATACGGGCTCATTGTTGTCTACCTGTACTGAAACACCGATAACTTCAAAGTCTGGACTGCGAATGTACTCTTCCATTGTCAGCTTGGTGAGGCTGAACTCCCGGCTGTAGTACGTTTCAAAGTCCAGGGTGATGATTTTCAAGTTAGCTCCTTCAGCTTCAACTCAAGCAGATCCAGGGTGTCCTCGCGGATCACAAGCGTGACCCCACCTGCCTTGTCGATCAGGTGCAGGTTCTTGTCTTGGAGTGCCGTGGTTTTGCCTTTGCCCGCCTTGGCCTCAACAGCCAGGAAGCGTCCGCGCACACAGCACAGGAAGTCGGGAACCCCCGAGTTCCCGTACATCGTGCCAATAGGCATCACGTAGTACACGTTGTACTTGGTCAGGAGATCTTTGATCTTGGCCTTGACCTTTGACTCGGGGGTTGCTGCCATGATCAGCCCTTCTCGATCTCACGTTGCAGATACCACAGCGCCTTCTTGAGGTCTTCTTGGCGATTACCTTTGTGGTCGGCACGGGTGATGTACTTGATCACGTTGCCCAGGCGATAGTTCAACTCCTTGGACTCGATGAAGTCGATGGTGTCGATACCACCAGACTTGTAATGCGGCGGATGATTGACCATGTCTTCCTCAGGCTTTTGCACTGCACCGAGAGTGATCGGTTGTGAAGAGGTTGACATCGTGAGTGTTCCCCATGCGGGTTCGGCCTTTGCCGTGGCTTCCATCTTCATCTTGCTACGTACAACGTACACGTTGGCAGGGCTCACATTCAACGTAACGGCTGCATCCCTTGGCTTAGCGTCGGGGTTCTTGGTGAAGTAAGCACGGATGCGTGCGGCGTCAGTCATTTTCTTGCGTCCCATTTGGGGCTCCTTGTTGGGCTAGTTGATCGTTCATGTAATCGGTAAGAACTTCTCTCATCTTCGCCTGCATGCAGTCTGGGTAATGGGCTCTGTAGAACTCCAGTACGTGCTTTTCCATACGCAGGCTCGTGCAAAACAGCCGTGGCTTCTTACCGGGACCACGACCCTTCTTCACTTTGGGTTGTTCATCATTCACAGTAGTGCATCTCCTATTTCAGTGGCTTGTTGATAATTGGTTTTTTTCGGGGTGGCGTTGACGACGAGGGTGTCACCTCGGTAGCTGTAGAGGAAAGGCCAACAATTCTTTCCTCCGTGTTGAACCTGTGCAGGTTCGCACACTGGTAGCGACGGCGGCGCGATCCATCTCTCCTGAGAACTGACTCCAGAACAGACGTCCAGGCGTTGCATGTCGGACATTTCATTCTCCTTCTTTCTCCACAAAATCCCCATTAGGACACGGACCATGCCCGGTCCACGGGCCGATCCACATTTGCCGCCCTGCTGCGGGATGCACAGGATTTATGTGCATGTTCCTTGCGCATTGTTTGCACTGCTCAAGCAAGGGGTTGCTCATGCAGCGGGCGAAGTCTTGGGGTAGGTAGTTCATTTCTTCCCCCTTATAAGACTGACATCTGGCTGGATTGCGTACATCTCTACTTCATCCATGCCTTTCACAAAACGTCCTGCGCTGGTTACCCAGCAATCTCCTTGAGGAAGACCCTCATACCAGCAAGCGGTATGGATTCGGTCTAGCCCTTTCCACAGAACAATGCACTTTGATCCGTGTGGGGGCGCAGCCCCAGACAGCCATGTAAGCACGGTTTCGGTCATGCCTGCCCCCTTGCTCTGATTGCTGCGGCGCATTCCTGCGCAATTAGATTTCCCGCTCCGGTGGTGGGTCGCTCTGCTGCAAGTTCCTCGCACAATCTAGCGCAGGCTTCGCGTTCTATAGCCACAACTTGTGCGAGGCTTTCAATCGCTGCTTGCTTCGCGTCTTCCACACCTCTGTCATAACTTTCCATGAGCAACTTGGTCAATTCTTCTTTCGCGTTCATTCCTGCCCCCTTGCGCGGATGGCGGCTGCTGCCCTGGTGCCGTAAATTTTGATTCCAGTCCCGAGGTGCATATCGCAAACGGTCTCTTTTGCCACCTTCGCACACGCCTCACGCTCCTGCGCGGCGACAAGGGCGGCGAAGCGTTCAAGCAGGTCCGGCTCTCCTTCATACCCAGCAATCATTCCGCTTTCATACGCCATCTCCATTACTTCTTCGCGGGTCATACCTTCCCCTCCACCTTAGCCCACGCTTCCTTTGCTTCTTGCACTGCTGGGTGTTCTCCATCTGCTTCCATCAAACGGTTTTCCAGCGTGTTGCAATAGCTAATGAGGCGGCGCAATGCAGCACCCAGTTCCCCGTTCAGGGCGTGCAGGCGGCGCACCGCCTCCACCACATCCTCATAGTCGGCCACTTCGCCACCGAGGTGGGTCAGCAGGCTGATGGCGACCAAGGCGTCGAACGCGGGCTCCGTCTCGCGGCGGGGTGGGTGGGTGTAGAGGGGGATCCAGTCGTTGAAGCGGGTCCCCGCGCCGTTGCAAGTGATGATGTCATTCCGCGGCGTCATCCACGCCACCGGCTCCTGCACCGTCTGCTCCAGCGCGGCCTTGAGGGCGGCGATGGTTTCTCCAAGGTGTTCAAAGTAGCGGTTGACGGCTCGCGCCTCCAACGCCTCCAGCGCCTGCTGGGCGGCTTTCTTCAGATCAGTCATCTTTCATCTCCTTTCCGATGGCTGCTGCTGCACGGACTATTGCGCGACGGGTGGCGGCAAGAGGGTCTTCACCATTACGCTCGATGAACACTTCTTTTTGCGTAAACTCTTGCCCACAAATAACCACATCGTCATATGAACAATTTACGGTTAGCCGCAGCTTCACCGCCAACTCAAAGGCATCACCAGAATTGGTGAGGGGGTTCCAGTAATACCCAGCGTCACCACGCGCCGCACCGGTTTCTACAAACACGCTGTCGCCTCTCATGGTGTAGTTGGCAAACCCCGCCGCTTTCGCAGCGGCCTCAAGTAGTTCACGATCTGTCATACCAACACCCCCACAACGAACGCAATCGCCCCAACGAGACAAACAACGCACAGCCCGAGCAGCACCAGCCTGCCCAAGGACTCCACGGCGTCGTCATCAACGCCGATCTCGGTTGCCGCCTCAGCGGGCGGCGGAGCGTCATCTTTGTTCATGCTTCCTCCGATTTGTTAAGGTGAACTGACACTTGCTCCACATTGCGCATTGCCCACCCAGCAGACCATGCTTGGATTTGCCATAGGTGTACCCCCGCTGATACACGCCCTTGCGAACGGGCTTGGCTGAGCCAGGGAACCAATCAGTGAGGTTCATTCAAGCCTCCCGAGAACATCAGAGATCAAAGAGCGGCATTCAGTGGCTGCGTCTCTCGCATCACCATCGTGCTTGAGGCAAGCCCTCAAAATGTGATTCACTTGATTGAGCGTGGAGTACAGTTCTCCGGCGTTCATAGCTAGTTCTGCTTCTTGCTTCTCTTCCGGCAGGTCGAACTCAAGTGTGACTTTCATATTAGTTTTCCTTCCTCAATTGAGAAAGTCAGATTCCACATATGCTGGTACACAGGCTGTTCCCGCAGCCAGCCCAAGAATTTATCCTGTGCTTCTGAGATTGACTTTGCAGTGACCACAACCGTTCCCTTGTCAATGTTGCCGGTACTGGACCAATGCACGATGTATGCTTCCTCCTTGAAAACACGGTCTAGTGTCATTGCACCCTCCGCATAGGCACAGCCAACAACCAACGATCACCGAGCCGCTCGACAGAGGCAATCCACTTACGGGCGTTAGCTCGGTTGATTTCACGTGGAACATTAGGTACGTTCCACAAACGCAAAGCGTGTTTGATCAATTGAATCTTTGACATCTGTATCTCCTGACCAGCACCCGGGGGGAACTGGTATAGCTCTAGAAAACTAAGACCTCACAATGTGAGGTCCCCGGATCACTCCGTTACTACGTCGGTACTGGCAACAATGAACACCTCGTTGCTAACCCTAACGCCCAGGCCATCGACCACTTGTTGTGGTTCTGTAAGCTTCAGCATACCGACCTTGACCCGCACATCGTCAGGCACCGTGTCGGCATCGAAGAGCTTGACCTCAGACGCATAACGCACAATGTACTGCGAACCGTCAAGCACCACAAGTAGGGATGCACCCTTATCGCGACGATTCCACGCATCGCACATGCGATAGATCACATTGCGTTCTTCGTCTGCAGCTTTGTACGATGCCACGTTGTCAATGTCAGACATAGAGGTGAGCATGGCTGCGAACTCATCGAACCTGTCCTTGATGAATTTAGTCCGCGCATCCTTGAGGTTGCCCCACAAAGTCTGGCACTTTGTCTTGCTGACCTGGACCGCCGTGCGCAACATTGTGTCTGCGTACTCTGCGTGGTTGTTAAGCTTCTGCTCGAGCGAAGGCGTGATGAACATGCGCCGGATTTCCTTCTCGGCCTTCTCCGGGTCAGTGGTGTTGTAGCCCTTGCCACGCTTGACGTTAGCTTGGATCTTGTCGTTGAGCACACGGATGTAGTCGCGCTCACCACGGGTCACAACCTCTACGGTGCCGAGAGTTATGTTGCCTGCACGGATGGCAACCTCAATGATCACGTGTCCACCTGTGGTGTAGATCGTCTCGAGAGCAATGAACTTCCAATCCATCTTGCTACGTACTAACTTTCCCAGAGTTCTGTACAAGGCGAGGTTGGTCTGGATGTTGTTGTGCGAATCAGCGTACACGCGCTTGAGGTAGCTGTCGTGCTTGGGGCTGAGGGACAGCGACGGTGAACCCCAGAGGTTGCGCTCGGTGGAGTAGCTGAACTTGTTGAAAGACATTGCAGCCATGATGTAGCTCCTTCTTGGTTGTGTGTATTACCAGTCGAACTTGCCAAGGATGGCATCGACCTTGGACTTCATATCTGCCCGCACTTCGGGGGCTTCCTTGATTGCTTCGATGTCGGCACCGACCATCGCTGCCTCGAGATGGCGACGGGCCTCCTCCAACTTGGGGTCGTTGGTGACGTTGAGCTTGGTCAGCAGGCCACACAACTCGATGGGGTTGGACACAAACGAATCGTGGAACCGCTTGGTCTTGTCACCACTGTCGGCAAGCTTCTCGCTCATGCCCTTGAGCATGTCATGCAGCCGCTCCCACGGGTCACGCATCGCGTCGGCCAGACGTTGCTGGTACGCAGTTTCGTACTGCGCCTTGAGTTCAGCCAGCTCCTCGTTGGCTACGTCGAGTCGGAAGTCACCAGCCTCGGGCATGGGCGTGATGGTGTAGCGGAACCCGAACTTGCCACGCACCTCCTCGATATCGGGGTAGTCCTCGGCCTTGTAGAACTTGCCCAGGCGTGATGGTGCATCGATCACAAGTTGTGGGTACGCATCAAAGAACATCTCGCACATCTCATCGTACTCGCGCTTCTCACGGACGATGGTCTGCTTGACGTCCATGAACAGGGGCATGGGCAGCATGCGCTCACCCTTGTCAGCCCAGGGCAGTGTGTTGCTGCTGAAGTAGTTGCGAATACGTGCGGCCTTGCGCTCGATGTCCTTGCGCAGGCTGGTGCCAGCGAACAAGTCCTTGCGCACCTGCCCAGCACTGGACACTGCGTTGGCGTCGGTGTTGACCTTGTCGGTGGCCTCGCGGTCTACCTTGCTGGCAGGCCAGCAGGAGATGTTGAGGGAGATCAGAACAGCAGATGAAGAGATGTAAGACATGGCTAGCTCCTTCGTTGAATCACATTGTGAGGTACAGTTTAATGGATCAGTTGTTGATGTGCAAGGTCTTACCACACCCTGCATTGATGCTGTCGGCACCCTTGATGCACCACAGTACAGGCACAGGCCAGTCATGGCCCCAGTCACCGCCGACAGCACCGTCGGTCAGCATGATGATCACCTCAGGGGTGATGCGCTTGTCCTTGATGTACGTACTGACGCAGGACGGAGACGTGCCACCACCGCCCTTGGGTCGGGTCGATTGAGTCATCAACTCCACTGCACCTTCGTTGTACTCCTCATGCGCAGCCACAACGTGGTCCCAGTACAGCAGGTCAACCTTCTTGGGCTTGACCTCGACAGTGATGCCCTGCACCTCGGACAGGAACGCAGCCAGCTCAGGCCCGGAGATGGACCCTGATGTGTCGATACCCACAAGCACACGGTCGATACGCTCGGAGATGAGGGTGGGCATGTAGATGTCCTGATGCAGGAACCTACGGTTGGGCCTGCGCCATGTGGATGCGTCCTTACCACTAGCGATGGTCTTGATGTACTCACGCAACTCCTTGCGCCAATCCACCTGGGGCTTGAGCAGGTCGGACAGTGTGCGCACCAGACCACCGGCCCCCTCACCGCGCAGCTTCTTGGCGTTGGCTACACCTTGGGCAACAGCGTCGGCGAGGTCACGGTCAAGGTCGGCTTGCTCATCAGCAGGGATGGAGTCGGCACCGTCCCAGTCGTGGTCATCGAACCCACCATCCTCACCGGGTTGGCCAACCTGACCAGAGCCACCACCCTGCCCCTCACCTTGCTGCTGCTTGAGCAGGTCGAACACCTGCTTGGCGTGCATGCCACGGTACCTCTCATCGAGCAGGCCCATCGGCTGGCCTTTCTTGGGGCCGTCCTTGTAGCGGGGCATACAGATGACCTCGCCACGCGGGTCGAGGTCGCGCAGCATCAGGTTGATGACGTAGTCGCATGCCATGTTGGCAAGTTGGTGGTTCTCGTCGTGGAGCTTCTTCCACGTAACGAGGTGGCGCAGGATCTTGTGCATGCACTCGTGGGCCTTGACGAACCCCAGCTCCTGCTCGTTGAGTGACATGACGAACGCCCGACCCCACCACTCATCACGTCCGTTGGTACGGGCAGTCGGTGTCTTGTCGTCAACCCGCACCTCGCCGATGACCAGGGCAGGGGCAAGCTCAGCGAACAGGGGGTGGCGCATCAGCGTCACGGTCACACGCTGGAGCATACGCTCCGGGGTAACTCTGGATTCTTGGATATTCATAACAACTCCGATGGGTTATGGCGGACACTCACAATGTGAGGTCCGCGCTGGCTTGGTTTACAGCAGGTCCTCGTTCTTGGACACCCACGCAGCGAACGCTGCGCTGCGGAACGCAATGGCCTGACGCTGCGGGTTCTTGGCGAGGTTGATGGCGAACGCAGCCTGCCACTCGTGAGGCAGTCGGCCCAGGTACTTCATGAACGGAGTCAGCGTGTCCTTGTTGATACGCTGGATGGCACCGAACACAACGATGCTGCATGCACCGGGTGAGGTGGGCACAGGGGTGTTCTCCGGGTCGGCGATGATGGTGCGCCAGTCAGGGAGCTGGTCGGCGTAGTCAATGAACCGCTTCATCAGCAGGGCACCGGGCATACCCAACGTGCCAGCCAACGCAGCCAGCAGTGAATTGGGGGTGAACTTGTCGCGCTTGGACACGATGTTGCTTGCCAGCTCCAACGTACGTGGAGTGACGTAGGACCCGGTCGTCCGCTTGGGGTTGTAGATGAACTCGTTGCCCTGCTCGGACGGATCACGATAGGAAGCCAGCAGTTGCGGGTTCTTGCTCACGCAAGTGATCACCTCGGGGGCGATGGTGCCCTTGGCTACAGCCCACTCCACCCACGGGTCAGACGCAGGCTTACCCACCTCGACACGGGTCAGACGCATGGAGGTATGCGGAAGGATGGAGTCACCGACCCCGTCGGTTGAGAGGTTGCCCGTGAGGAAGATCACGGAGTCGGGGTGCACCGACAAGTCACCGAGCCTGGGGTTGACCACCTCCAGCAGGGGGTGCAGCATGTTCTTGACCGGGCCTGCACCCTTGGGGAATTCGTCGAGCATGACGGCAACAGGCTTGCCCTCGTGCAGACCAAAGCGAGAGTTGGGGTAGTACTTGGTCGTCTTGGTGTTGTGATCGACCACAGGCATGGCGATATCGCCAAGGTCAAGGTTGGGCACGTCGATGTAGACGGTCGGCAGGCCGGTGAGTTCACCAATAGTCCGCAGGATGCTGGACTTACCAATGCCGGGTTCGCCCTCCAGCAGAAACCGATTAGACCGCACGGTAGCGATCAGGGTTGCCGCCTCGGCAAGAGTGACGGGGGCAGTGTGAGAAACGATGGATTCAGCCATGATGTGTTAGCTCCAGATACTTAAGGACAAACCCCGCTAGGGGTGAAGGACCTCACAATGTGAGGGGGTTGGTGTCAGGCTTCTACGTCCTGAACTGTGTTCAGTGTACCACGGAAAGGGGTACTTGTCAAGCTTTTTGTGGTGTCTTTTGCTTGCGTTTGAGTTGGTTGTTGGTAAAGACGAACCAATCCAACTTGCGCTTGACTGCAGTGATGGCTATGGCGAAGTTGGTGTTGCGCGGGTCCCACTTCGGGTCGGTTGTCTGTTGCGGGTGGAAGTCCCACCCACCGCCCTCACCACTGCCCATGACGAAGTCCACCAGCATCATCGTTGCCAAGTAGAAGTTGTCGCAGTCCTCGTCCGAGGGGGTCGGTGTGGAGTCGGCACGAATCGCTCCCCCAGCAAGCTGGTCGCTCTTTATAAGGCGAAAGAACACGTCCTCGTTGAAGATGGTTGCGTAGGGCTTCCTTATGTGGGCGGTTTGTGCGTACCTGGGCATGCGCATAAGGCATGTGCATGCGTCCTGTATCTCCCCCTTGGCTACGATGAAGTCAGTAGCTGCAGAGGTGGGCTTGCGCAGGCTGCAGAAGCCCTTGAGGTACTTGTAGTAGTGGCGGTACGGATGCCGGATAGCGTCGGCTTCCTCTCGAGACACACGGAACAAGTCCGGGATGTAGGCGGGTTTCATCAGATTACTCCTATGAGCATCAGAAAAATGGCAATGATGGAAACGATGAGCAGGAGGAAGTCCTGGGGGTGTGGTGGCTTCATGGTGGGTGGGAACTGGTTTTAAGGTGGGTAGGAGGGACCTCACAATGTGAGGTCGAGGTGGTCGGTTGGGTGTTGTTGTCGGTTACAGATGCCTCTCCCCGATCAGTTGGTACGCAGCATGCAGCTTGTCGCAGGCCCCTTCGATGAGCGCAAGCACATCGGGTGTACGCTGTACGTACGGATGCAGCAGCAGGTGGTTGTCTAGCATGTCAGCCATGAGTGAGGTTCTGTCCAACGCCTCATGAGTGAGGAATGGGTCGTTGGGGTTGTCTGTGTTGTCGATCATTTCAGTTCTCCTCATACTGATACACCCACCGGGGTGCACGGGTTTCATAGCCGAGGTGAGCAAGGGCTACTCGCACCTCATCGATTGCGTCCTCTTTGTTTTCCATAGGCGAGGACATGCCACGGGTCTCGAACTCACCGATTGCGCCCTTCTGGCGCACCTCGAACACAACCCACCAGGGTTTGGTCATTTGCTTTCTCCTGCAGTTGTGGGCTGGGTTTACGCCCGAGACATCCACGTGACTTTTGATCCGTGGGCGATGATGACGGGGTTGGCTTTCTGGTCGTTGCCGTCGGTACCGTCACAGGCGAAGCAGTTGTTGCACTGCCGCTTGTTGCCTGCCTCCTTCGATGCAGGACAGATGAACTCACCGGGCAGGATGGGTTGTGAGTCAGTGCGCACACGGAACGTGCGGTAACCCAGATGGCGAGCCATCTCGTACTCGGTGACGGTATCTACAGAGGCCATGCACAGGGCCATGATCCGCTCACGCTGGCCTGACTTGATGTCAGGGTTGAGCCATTGGTGCGTGTAGCCTGTGTGCTTGTCTTTACCCACGACAGTGCCATTGGGCACGTAGTCATACACGAGGTCTTCCCAGACCCATGCAGGCACTGCCATAGGGTCACCGTAGGTGCCCAGACGCTTGCCGCGTCCCTTGGTGAGTTGCCTCACATTGTGAGGTGCCGCAGGTGGGTAGTTGCCAGCCTGCAGGGTCTTGAACACCACGGTTGCGCCTTGCTCGACACGCACATAGCAGTCACCGCCCAGAAACGGGCGGGACTTGCAGTCACCGCAAATAGATTCATCTGCCCCGGAATTAAGGGCATCGAGCGGGGTAGTATCTTTGCGCAGAATATAAGTCTGCACCATATCGCCGGTCTTGGTATTACCGGAACCGATAACTGCAATTACTACGATTGGTGCACCGTCGAGTAACGACGGGCCGTCGTAAATGACATAACCCGTGGCAGGGGCGATATTGAGGGATGCGCACTGCGCAGCAAAAGCCTTGGTGAAAGCCATGATGACAACTCCTGTTTGCACCTCACATTGTGAGGTCTGTTGGCGGAAGGGGGAGGGTCCCGGTTCAGATCATGATCGATCTGAACTGTGTTCAGTGTACCACAGAAAGAGTAGCTTGTCAAGCTTTTTGAGGGTGCTGTTTAGTACCTCACATTGTGAGGTGGGGGCAGCAGCAGGGGGGAAAAGGAAAAAGCCTTATAAATCAATGACTTACAAACCGTGACATAACAAAAGAAGTTGACTGCACTACTCGGGCATTTGTAAGCTATTGATTTTAAAGGCTTTTTTTTTGTTTTGTTATAGAGTATCAATGTTATGCGTTTTAAAATTGAGTGGCACCTTTTTTGGTCAATCATATGATGATTGGCTGCAGGCCTGCCGCTCCCTGCGTTCTAGAAAAAGATGCATAGTCACTCTTGAAAAAACGCGTAACATTTAACATTACCCGTTTTTCCCTTTAAAATCAACAACTTACAATGTTATCTCGCAAAAACAGCGACTTAACACAACCCTGCCTGAACGTAACGCTAGGGCTAGCGCCACCCAGAGAACTGGTCTAGCCTCACATTGTGATGTAGTTACGCGTTTTTTAAAGTCCTACTCGTCTCATGGGTATTGGTATTGTGACGCTGTTACGCGTTTTCTAAAGTCCTACTCATGTCATGGGTATTCAATTGTGATGTAGTTACGTGTTTTCTAAAGTCCTACTGGTCTCATGGGTATTGGGCTAAACCTCACATTGTGATGTAGTTACGCGTTTTCTAAAGTCCTACTGGTCTCATGGGTATTGGGCTAGCGCCACACGAAGAACTGGCATAGCCGCCTCACAATGTGAGGCAGGCACAAAAAAGCCGCCTCGCGGGCGGCTTCGTTGGAGTGGGGAAGCTTAGACAACCCGCACGATTTTGGCCATACTATGATATCGAATCCAGACCTGCGGATATCCTGGATTAGTATGGAGTGTTTCATATCCAGCGGGGAAGTCTCGAGCACTGAGATACTGCCCAGTGAGAGCATCCCGGAAGTCTTTCCCGGCATTCCAATCCGCCAGCACGGCGGATTTGGATTTGTAATCCCGCCCATAGGCGGGGGTAGCGTGAATATCTCTCATGGTGATTCTCCAAAACACCCGGGCCGGAGCCCGGGTGGATTAATTAAGCGGCTTTCCCAGTAACCTGAGCGCTGACACGGGCCTGAGCGTTCTTGAGGTCCTGCAACACCATGAGCGCCGAGAAGTTAACCGACTCGGCTTTTTCGACCCGCTTGATCATTCCAGCGAGACGCTCGAGCAACCACGTGGAAAGCTTATCGGCGTCACTGGGGGCGGCCTCGCCCTCGCCCTCACCCTCAGCACCCTTAGCACCCTCAGCCTTAGCGGCCTCAGCAGCGGCCTCGAGGGCAAGCTTTTTTGCCTGAATCTTGATCTGGCGCCAGCTCTCCCAGGGGTTTGCGTGCCCCTTGTTCTTGAGCAAATCAGTGTATGCAATGCGCTCGAGCTCAACAGCGCCGACCGGCTTTTTCTCGTCATACCATCCAGGTGCGAAACCCGGCGTGGCATTCAGGACACCAGCATACGCCTTAACAGCGCCGTAGGTGCGCGCTGCAGCGTTAGCAGCGGCTTCGCGCAACTGCTCGAGAGACAAGGGGACCGAGGTCTTTTTTGTGGCCATGATGGCACTCCAGGACAACCCGCAGAAGCCGGGCGGGGGACCGGATCGGTTAGAACTCCAACCGATACCTATATTGCACCACAGTCTACTAGGGGATGTCAACACTTATCGCATCCCTCACATTGTGAGGCGGGGCAGGCGCAAGAAAAAAAGTTGAAACCGAATCGACCCCACCGGGCCCGGGCCCCCCAAGGCCTGGAATAGGATCCGGGCTCCAACCCCTGAACTGTAATCTGCACATCCGATACTCATTTTATACTTCAATTTGTTTTGTGTACCCTTTTTTATTTTCCCCCCATTCAGACCCCCACCCCCTCTAATATAGGAACACCCCCCGTCAAGGGACCCGTACCCCCTTTACAAACCCACCCCCATGTGTGCTACATTCCAGCCACCCGATACTTCGGTGCGCTATGATCTCTATTGAACCCACCAGGGAACACCCCATCCCGTTTGATCTAGGGGCTGAAGAGCCTGCTGTCTATAAGGATAGGCTAGCTGTGGCCGCTAACACCGCCTCTCTCATAGAGGATCTAGGTGGGAGCATCGACATGACTGAGGCAGATGCATATGCTGCCCGGGAATTGCTTAAATCCTCAAAGGAAAAAGGCAGTAGTCGTGCGCTTCAGACCCCTGGAGTCGCAAAAAAGCTGAGCGCAATCCTCACTGAGTATGACCATCAGGTTATCAAGGATGTGCAGCAGGCGCGGACGTTCATCACAAACCGGCTGGTGGAGTTAGCAACCTGCGGTGATGCCAAGGTTGAGATCAAAGCGCTAGAGCTTTTGGGTAAGCACTCTGACGTAGGGCTCTTCACTGAGCGCAGTGAAATTACAATCACCCACAGAAATTCTTCGGATCTGGAGAACAGCATCAAGGAACGCATTAAGCGCCTGCTGCATTCAGATGTGGTGGATGTTGTGCCGATCACAGACTTGGATGCACACCTGGGTAATCCGCTGGATGAGCGCAGGGAAGAGTCAAACGCACTCATGAGTCAGTTGGATGAGCCTGAAGAGTCCACCAATGATTGATGAAGTCAGCCTGAGGGACATCCCCCTAGTGCTCGACAAGCTGTCGGAGACCGACCTGCGGGTGCTTGAGGCTCAGTTGATCAAGTTGGAGAAGCTCAAACAGAAGGAGCTATGCCAGGAGAAGTTCATTAAGTTTGTGGAGAGAGTCTGGCCAACCTTCATTTCTGGTCGGCACCACAAAATAATGGCCTCTGCCTTTGAGCGAGTGGCTGCTGGAGAGCTAAAACGGCTGATCATCAACATGCCACCACGGCATACCAAGTCAGAGTTCGCTTCCTACCTGCTCCCAAGCTGGTTTTTGGGGAAGTTCCCCAGCAAAAAAGTCATCCAGACCTCACACACAGCCGAATTGGCGGTTGGTTTTGGCCGGAAAGTGCGAAATCTGGTCGATTCCGAGGTATATAACGGTATATTTCCCGAGTTGAGTCTCCAAGCAGACTCAAAAGCAGCCGGGCGGTGGAACACCAGCAAGGGTGGTGACTACTTTGCTATCGGTGTAGGGGGTGCAGTGACCGGCAAGGGTGCCGATCTGCTGATTATTGATGACCCGCACTCCGAACAAGAGGCTGCACTGGCTGCAGTCAACCCAGATGTGTACGACAAAGTGTACGAGTGGTACACGTCAGGCCCCCGTCAGCGTTTGCAGCCGGGTGGGGCCATTGTTGTAGTGATGACCCGCTGGGCACAGCGGGATTTGACGGGTCAAGTGCTTAAAAATGCAGCACTTCGGGGTGAAACTGACTGGGAAGTGATCGAATTTCCAGCCATTATGCCCTCGGGTAAACCCTTATGGCCCGAGTTTTGGTCCATCGAGGAGCTTGAAGCCCTGCATGAGGAGCTTCCAAATTCAAAATGGCAGGCGCAGTACCAGCAAAATCCAGTAGGTAATGAGTCCGCTATTGTGAAGCGTGACTGGTGGAAGATTTGGGAGAGTGAAAAACCCCCCAAATGTGAGTACATTTTGCAGACATGGGACACGGCGTTTGAAAAGCACCAGCGTGCTGACTATTCTGCGGGTACAACTTGGGGCGTTTTCTACAACGAAGAAGACAACGACACGCCCAACATCATCCTGCTCAACACATACAAAAAACGGGTTGAATTCCCTGATCTAAAGAAGGATGTGCTGGCTGAATACAGGGAGTGGGAGCCAGACGGGTTGTTGATCGAAAAGAAAGCCTCCGGTGCTCCGTTGATCTATGACTTGCGAGCTATGGGTATTCCAGTACAGGAATACACCCCATCCAGGGGGCAGGACAAGATTGCACGGCTGAATTCCGTCTCAGACATCATTGCTTCGGGTAAAGTCTGGGTGCCGCAAACCCGCTGGGCAGAGGAATTGATGGATGAAGTTGCAGCTTTTCCTTCTGGGGAGCACGACGACTTGGTTGATGCAACGACTCTTGCATTGATGCGGTTCAGACAAGGCGGGTTTTTGCGCCTCCCCTCTGATGAAAAAGAGGAACAACGGTATTTCAAAAGCAGCAGACGTGCTGCTTATTATTGACAGCAGGATAAAAGGCGATAAATCATGGCTACGAATGTTGATCGCGCACTTGAGCCCTTTGGCCCCACACTCATGACGGATGAACCCGCCATTGAGATCGAAATTGAGGATCCGGAGGCTGTAAGCATCGGAATTGATGGGGTTGAGATTGATTTGATGCCTGAGGCCCCCAAAGCGGAAGAATTTGACGCAAACCTTGCCGAGTATATGGATGAAGGCGAGCTGCAGACGCTTGCCTCTGACCTTATTGGGGACATTGAAGGGGACATCAGTTCGCGTAAGGACTGGGTGGAGATGTTCGTCAAGGGCTTGGAGGTCCTTGGCATGAAGTACGAAGAGCGTACTGAACCGTGGAACGGTGCGTGCGGTGTGTACTCCACCATCCTGACTGAGGCAGCTATTCGGTTCCAGTCAGATACCATCATCGAGACTTTCCCTGCACAGGGGCCAGTCAAGACTGAGATCGTTGGTGCCATCGACAAGCTGAAGGAAGAGGCGGCTGAACGTGTTCGTGAGGACATGAACTACCAACTGACCGAGGCT